TTAACTGATGAGTTTCTGTTTTATTCGCTGTTTTTTCCTGCCAGTGAGCTTCCTTATCTTCAGCGCAACAGGAAAAATCACTCCGGCAAACAACAGGATAGCCACGCCAATCGCAGCGCCACCTATTATGTGCTTCATCAGCAGGTCTAATATGATCTCACTCCAGTTGTTCATTCTTCCCCTCATGCTTTTGTTTTTTAAATGTCCATGTAACGAAGTTGAATCGCCCTTAATCCAGTCGTACCGCACCGCAGCAGGTTGGAGGCGAAGAAGGACGACGGGAGGAGGACGCCGACAACGACAACCTGCGAGGAGCGGAGCGCCTGCATTAACATCAGAGAGCGATGTGTTACAGGCCGGGAGAAAAACCCCCGTCTTGTAACACGGGGGTAGAGTCAACGGAAACTCAAGGGTTTCCAGTTAAACCGTATCCTTTCGATCCTTCGCGGGTAGTCTGCTGAATGCAGGAAAAGGGATCACATTGCCTTTTTTTTCTTAAGTTCTTCTTTGCTTATTAGATCTTTCACCGCATCATCTAAGTAGTTGTCTATTAAGTGGTTTACTATCTCTGATGGTTTTAGTAGCTCACCTGTTTTATTACCGATTTCCAGCACTCTTCGTTTTAGCTCCAGTTTTCTGTTTTCGTTAATCCTTACGGTTGTGTCTCCGCGCTTTGTTTCTTTTTTCATCAAAATTTACCTCTATGTCCTTTCAATAGAAGGTGATTATTCCATTTTTTTTACACCCGCATAGCGCATGCGTATTTACAACACGTGTTAAATGTGATTATGATGCGCGCATGCGGTAAATATATTGCGGTGCAAACATGTCTCACGAGATTGTTTACTACGATTACATTCCTGATTATGGCGTTAATGCCTGCATTGATGGTGAATGGGATTTTTTCAGCTCGTTTAATGAGCTGGTCATTGCATGCTTAGAAACAATCGGGGATGACTTCGTTCTGGTATCTGTTGCACTGCCTTCTGGTTCATGGGTCGGTTATCAGGAGACTGTTTGCTAATGAAGCCGGTTCAGGAAACCATACGTCACGTCTTCATAGACCATCTTGCATTCACTTTCCCCATGAGTGAGCTGAAGAATCTTGAGACTTTCGACGGCGCTATTCAGTTCTGGCGTAAGTATGGTTCCATGCCGCGTCTGCGTGATTTTCTGCCCGGTCGTGATGCCTTCTTTCGTGATGTGGTTGATCCTGAGACTCGATGCTGGGTTCCTGATGATGCGGAGTCAGATAAAATTTGTAGCGGCATTTCTGGTGATAGAGCGTTTATTGAACAGCATATTGAACAATATAATCAGGCTGTTCAGGCTGCGTATTTGCATCGTCTTAAAATCTGGTTATCCAGTGCTTTTGGTTTGAGTATGGGACCGGAGCGGGATCGTGGTGGCTTTAATTATCGCTGTTCTGCGCCATTATTTTCTGACGATGGCGGTAATAATTTACATGGCTTTGTGTTCTGGGGTGGAAACAATAACACGGTATATATACAGATTTCCGGTCTGGGATGTGCTCATGTATTTAGTGGCACTGAGCCTCAGGATGTATTCAAATGGTTGAAACATCTCAATATTACGACACTTAAGCGTATTGATTTGGCTGTTGATGATTTCGATGGTGTTTTTACGTGTGACGCTGCTGTTCGCGATCATCGCTCTGGCGCGTTTTATAGTGGTAAGGGACCGCGTCCGGGTTTTTCGAACTCCTGTAAATGGGATGGTCGCGCAGTATTAAAGCAGGAGATGTACACGTTTGGTTCCCGGCAATCGCGTGTTTACTGGCGTATCTATAATAAAGCGCTTGAACAAAAAGTCAGTGGTACGTGGAATCGTTCTGAGGTCGAGCTTAAAGGGGTTCCTGTTGATGTACTGCTTGATATTGCCGGTTATTTTACGGGATTGTGTGATTATGCAGCACAAATCAATCCAGCTAAACCACGCAAGTTTAATCCTTATCGTCCTGATTTAGCGGACGAAAAAAAGGCAATTAATGCACTGGAACATAATGTTCACTGGTTACGTAAGCAGTGCTCTAAATCTGTTGCAAAGCTATTTCATCTTCTCGGTAATGATTACGAGGCGGTCTTTACTGCTATTGTCAGACATGAGGATATACAGGATGAGAAGATTAGATTTTCAATACCGGATGTTTATCGGCAGGTAATTGCAGGTAAATTCTATAATCGTTCAGTTCCATTTTAAGGTGTGTTTATGCAGAATCAGTCATTAAAAATCGTATTTGTTCAGTTTGGTAAAATTGAAGATTCAGATACTGAATGGGCTAATGCTCAGGCTTTATCTACTGAATATTCATCATCTCAGGCAGCGGGACGTGCATCTGCGGGATTTGCGCCGGGTAAAATTGATGTCAGCCCGGATAATAATCACTCTGTCGGTTTGCGTCTTCGTGATGATTTAAATTTTGCCCGTGAGCAGGGTGGGTTTTATATTGAAATTATTCCTGCTTATGGGATGAAATCGAAAAAAGGCAGTATGGTGAGCGTTATTTCTGACTATGAGTTAATTTATCCTAAGCGAAGTAAATGATTTTTGAAATATGCTCACGACTGAATTTTTCGTTCTTATTCTCTTTGGTGCTGTGCCAGTGCTGATATTTTCACTGGCTTTTATTGGCGGAGTCATTACGGGAAGGCGTTAATCATGCTTTCTGAGACAAATTTTCTTGTGACAATATCCGGCGTGGGTTCTTATCCTCCGCTTGTTGCGCTTTTTGGTATATGGGCCATCAGCTGGCTTGCCGGTTTTGGCTTCGGGTATGTGTTTTCCCTGACGAAAACACTTTTTTCATCTTTTTTGTAATAATACAGGAGTTATATATTATGTCTGTTCGTGAAAAAGCAGTTACGTTCGTAAAAAAACCTCTGGTCATTGCATCTTCCCTGATGCTGGCGTCCGGTCCTGTTCTGGCTGAAGGGGTGAGTTATACCCCCGGACAGGCAGTTATCAACCAGGATATGATTGACCCGGTGGTGAACTCCATTTTGTCAACGCTGGGCGTGGTGGGTACCGCAGCATTTCTTTTACTGGGCTTTGGCGTTTCTTTAATGATTGGTTTCCGCGTAGTTAAATCCCTCTTCAGAATGGCATCTTCCTGATGCTGTTTAATTAATAATACAGGGGCCGTGCGCCCCTTTTTTATCAGAGGTCATTATGCGGCTGTTATTTCTGCTTTTATTTCTTCCGTTCTTTTCATCTGCTGAGTCATTCACAAGAACATTTGCGCCTTTTAATTTAACGGAGTCTGATGAGGCCTGTATTTCCCGTCCGGCGCTGCAGGGGTCACTTTCCGGGGCGTTTCGCAGTGATAATACATGGTATGCTGTTGTGGATGGCTGTATTTATATGGCGACAGGTGTGATTGTTGGCAGTGAAACAGGTGATGTCGCCGCTACTAACTGGATCCCTGTGGCAGCTTATGAGCCTTCGGATGGTGATGGCGGTGACGGGGATAACAGTTCCGGCGGCAACGGGGACAACAGTTCCGGTGATGATAATGATAACGCTGTATCCGGTCAGGTTTCTGCTGTCTATTTGCTTGAACTTGCGGATACACTGAGGAGGCAGGAGTGTGATAATAATCCGCTGTTAATCTGTGGTTCATTTTCAGGATATTATCCCCCGCGGGAAACTATGCCTTTATCTGAGTTGCGCGCTCACGCAAAATATTACTCCTGCACTCCCAACGGTTCCGGCTGGCAGAACCTTTATAACAGCACCTGTTATTTAAGGGAGGGTTATAAAATTGAGGACGGGAAAATTGTTCCTGACAACGGTAATGAGGAAGATAACAACGGTAGTGAAGATAATAATTCCGGCAGCGATGGCGGTAATAATTCCGGTGGTGGAAATACCGGGAGTGACGGCAATGATAATAACACCGGAAACGGGGATGACGGTCTTTCTGATGAGTGGGGAAGAAAAATATATTATCTGCTGAATGCCGGACTGCCTGCCATCGGAGACAAAATTGACAGTTTTCATAGCAGCTACATTGAACTTCAGAATAAAACCCTTGTTACCATGGATTATATGACAGAAAGGCAGGTGAAATATTTACACAGCATTGATGAAAAATTTGGCGCACTGACAGAGCCGGATAAAAACTACTCTTCGTCTCAGGCGCAGTTTAACAGCACTATGCAGGGGATTATTGAGAACGGTATAAGTTCAGTGGAGCAGGGCGTACAGGACCGGATTCAGGAACTTATTCCCCTGATTGAAGATTATGTGCCTGTGCTTAATTTTTCCGGCATTATTCCTCAGGGCTTCTTCGGCAATAACAGGGATGTCTGTGTGCCACTGGATTTAAGTTTTTCATTCCGGCCTTTCGGGGGTGAGGAAATGCCCTTTAATCTCTCCACGGAAGGTGTCTGTCGTATTTATGACGGTTATCTGCGGGAGGTTATTCGCTTTTTTATTTATGTCATCACCGCAGTGTCATTAGTCATCCTGGTTGATAAATCATTATCCGGTAGGTAAATATGCCAGCTGTTTTTATGGGACTGACCGTCTTTTTTAAGGATATGATGATATTTCTGGTGCCGTTTATTTTCCGGTGCCTCCTGCGTTTTTTTCTCCTCAAGTCCGTGATTGCACTGACCACGGTCGGGGTCTGGTATGGGTTTTACAGCGTTTTTATTTCCTTCGTGAATGAAAAGTTTTCTTCCCTGATGCTGACCTCTCCGGTATTCACGCATCCGGTCTGGATCAGCGTGTCCAGCCTGTTTCCGGATAACCTTCCGGTCTGCCTGAATATTATTACCGGCGCATGGTCGCTGTATTTTGCCTTCCGGGTGAAGGCTTTCATTCTCGGAAAACTGACACTGGGTTTAATGAAGTAGGGGTGTTATGGCTGTTTACTGGGTGACAGGAAAAATGCGCAACGGGAAGGGGCTGTTCTGCTCCATGGTGGCAAAACAGTTTTACCGTCGCGGACACAGAATTGCGGCAAATTACCCGCTTGATACTGAAAAAATGGACCCGGCTTCATCGCATCCGTTGACCGTGCTTCCGGCCCGTCCTCGTCCTGAAGATTTCTGGGCGCTGGGGCGTGGTTGTGATGAAAATGAGAAGGAGCGGTTTGGTGCGTTATTTCTGGATGAGGTCGGAACATGGCTTAACGGCACATCTTCCGGCCGGGAATACCTGGAATATTACAAATGGTTTGTACAGTCCGGGAAACTGGGCTGGGATGTTTATATTCAGGTGCAGGATGAATCCGCCGTTGACAGCAAAATATTTAAATCCACGGGTGAGCTGATTGTCCGCTGCCGTCGTCTTGATCGTATTCGTGTCCCGGTCGTGTCCGATATTCTGGAACTCTGCATGCCGGATAAGTTTGGCGATACGGGCAGCCGGAAAGGGCTTCTGCCGCACCTGATTTCGGCAAAAATTTATATCGGTGTTCCCCGGGCGAATTCCCGTCCCAATGAATCCCGCGTTTTTTATGCGCCGTCCTTTTACGGTATCCATCCGACAAACATGGTATTTGATGACGGAATGGAACTGCTCGGAACGGGTGAGCATCAGCGGGTCTGTGATATGCGCGCCATGTATTCCCTGTTGCCCGGCAGAACCCTCCGGCAGTTCCGGCGGCTGCGTGAGCGGCAGGAGAAAGGGGATTTGCAGACCTTCACGGCAGAGGAACGAAAGGAGCAGCAACAGGCGCGCCGTAAAAAACTGTTGTCCGTTGTGGTGGGTGGCCTGTTTTTCTGGTTCTGGGGACGTCTTGTGCTGGATTTTTTCTCCGGCACACCTGATGAGCCGGCTGCAACGGTCATGCAGGCACCACCACAGGTAATCACCACTGAAAAAGCGCCGCCTGTACCACAGGTCGCATCTCCGGCAGAACTGCCGCTTTCCCGTGTCTGGCGGCTTTCCGGTCATATGCGTGACGGTAACGGGCAGGGGGTTTTTATTCTGCGCAGTAACAGCAACGTCACGCGGCTTGTGCGCAGTGAACTGCCGTATGAAGGGCTGCTTACTGTACTGGAACTGGATGGCGAACACATCACGTTTCACAGCGGGTCAGGCAGTGAACCTTCCCCGTCGCGTTCGTCCGGCAGCGGTGCCGGGGGGATGTCCGTTTCTCTCACCACACCATAGGGACAGAATATGAATATCAGAAAATTACTTCTCCCGGTGCTGCCTGCAATGGCGCTGTTATTCCCGCTGCCGTCGTTTTCAGCCGGGACGGAACTGGATATTAACCGCATGAGCCTGCCTGATGCGGTGACGCTGCTCTGGACGGAAGTCCTGAAAACACCGTTCATGCTGGCCCCTGAACTGGTCAATGACCCGCGGGCCGTCACGCTGCATATTTCACCGGATATCGATGAACGGGAATTTATTACCCGTTATCTCGGTAATATGAATATCAGGATAAGCCGTAAAAAGGGCGTTGATTATATTTACAGTCATACACCTGCCGCACCAGAGGAGCCGCTGAAATCCCTTGTTTACACGCCCCGTTACCGGACAGTGGAGTATCTGCATCAGGCGCTTTCCGGTCTGGGTCAGCTTCCGGCCGCACAACAGCCGGTTCAGGGGGCAAACGGTGAGCAGACATGGCAGGCGGTCAGCAGTGGTACCCGGTTCATCAGTGCATCCGGGGATGTGTTTGTGTTCCGGGGAACGGCCCGGGAAGTTGAGCTTGTCCGGCAGCTTCTGCCGCAGATTGACGTCAGGGCACAGGAGGTTTCGGTTGCCGGGTATGTGTTTGAGGTCCAGACCAGTGAGCGTAACGGTTCAGGTCTGGCGCTGGCCGCAGAGCTTTTATCCGGTCGTTTCAGTATCACCATGAGCAGCGCATCGGGGCTGGATAACTTTATTCGCCTCAGCACGGGGTCTGTTGATGCAATGTATGAGTTATTCAGGACCGACAGCCGTTTTCAGGTGGTCAGTTCGCCACGTCTGCGCGTTATCTCCGGTAAGGAGGCGGTTTTCAGCGTGGGGTCTGATGTGCCGGTTCTGTCATCAGTGTCATGGCAGGATAAGGTTCCGGTGCAGTCCGTGGAATACCGCAGCAGCGGGGCTATTTTTCGGGTAAAACCCACCGTGACGCAGGATGTGATAGGTCTGGATATCGTTCAGCAGCTGAGTAACTTTGCAAAAACGGATACGGGGGTGAATAACACGCCAACGCTGATAAAGCGCGAGGTGTCCACGTCGGTGAGTCTGAATGACGGTGATATCATTGTGCTGGGCGGACTGGCGGAGAACAAGACATCAAAGGCGCGGACAGGGCTTTCATTTCTGCCGGATGTGTTTGGTTCAGACTCTGATGAACGTGCGAAAACCGATATCATCGTCGTTCTTCAGGCCCGGCGGGTCTGA